CCGTCCCGCCGGCAGTGGTAATGTCAACCACTACCCTTGTGACGATGATCTTCTTGTCCTCTGGGTTCTGCCATGCGAAAGCAAAGGCATCGGCAGCACCGCCAGCAAGAGCCACTCTCTTGACACGCCTGCGTACCATGTCCTCGATTCCTGATGCATAAAAGTCAGTCATTGATTTACTCCTCTTTTATTTGACTTGGCTCAGTTTATTTAACTTCACCCCGAGCCTGTTTGGGTGAATGGAGTCGTCTTCGGTTAAGTTCCTTTATAAGGATGAGGGATGATAAGGCTCACCCCTCAAAGCCTGAGTCTATCCAGTGTCCGTCACGGCTGCGGTCTGATCGCAACTGTGAATCCGAGATATGGACTTGCCGCTACCACACGCCAGGGCGCAGTAGCAGTAGGCCCGTATCCCTTCGGCGTTGTAGGCTTCGAGCTTCTCGAAGTGGTTTACCTCGAAAAAGTCACGCCCACCGGTCTGTCCGCCGACACACAGGCATACTCCACCGGACTCAATTTTCCCGGTATAGATGGCGTAGATACTTCGGAGATTACCTGAAGTGGTCTTGCCGCCGGTGTTGTCGTTCTCGTAAGTCAGATAGTCTGAAGTCACGATCGGGACACCGTTCACGGTTTCCACCATCTTGCCGAACTCGTTTGGACTTCGGGCCATAACGATAGCTCCAGCCTTGCCCATAGAGTAGATAAAGAGCTTTTCCTTTATCATGGGCGGCATAAGTATGAAGCTCGGCTTGGGCTTGCACATTCGCATAAGCTCAAGCAAGTCGGCTATGGTCAGTTCACCCGAAGATCCGCCAGCGTCCTTGTCCTGGTTTGCACCGAAGGCGTGGCCGCCGGTGGCAGGACATAGCTTGTCCAGGCCATCAAACTCCTTCGTATAGGTGGTTGCGTCGCCGTAGATGAGCTTGTCCTCGATGGTCCGCAGGGCACCTTTGATTATCTGTTTGGTCATAATTGCCCTGTAGTCGTTCGGGTCCTTGTATGTCTCCTGAGCCATACCGGTGAGTGCCCACTGGTCGCCGAATTCCTTGAGATATAGAGTGCTTTGGGAATGGGCAGCGACTTCCTGCCATGCATACTGCTCACCCCTGGACTTTGCGGACACGCTCGGCAGCGTGGATTCCTTGTTCCACTTCAGGTAGTGGCAGTCAACCGTGGTGATTGGCAGCATAGGGAGAAGCTGTCCTACCTCATATATCGTGGGAACAATACCGGGCAGTAGTTTCGATTGAACGAGTTTCTCCAGCTCGGTAGCACTGGAAAAATATCCAGTAATCATGTTTGGTTACCTCCTGTTTATTTCTGGTCCCGGAAGAAATTGGACAATGCCTTTTCTCCCTGGGCTGGTACGTGGCCAGAAGTTACTAAGGAGTCATGCGTTGCTTTCTTTTCGGCAGTTTCCTCTTTCGGCTTTTTGCTCAGCCGCTTGGCTACTGCTTTGGCCTGCTCAACAGTCGTCAGGTTAAGGTCTGCCATCGTGTCTTTCAACTCCTCTGGGTCAACACCTTCAGCCTTTGCAATCCTCCAGATTTCCAGGACTAGGGTGTTTTCCCTGGCCGCCTTAATCTCTGCCTCGTGTTCAACCTTGTCTCGCTGAAGGGCCTCTCGTTCCTGCTGAATGTCGGCCCGTTCCTGCCGAATCTTGTCCCTCTCGGCGTTCAGGTTGGCCTCTTGCTGCTTTCGAGTTTGCTTGGCCTGGTATGTTCGCATCTTCTCAGGATCCCGCCTTGCTTCCTCAAGTTCGGCAGCCTCTTGCTGAGCTTCCCTTTCCTTGATGGCCTGCTCTCTTTCCGTCAGATTTTTCTCCCTGAGTTCAAAAGATTTGTCATCCCTGCCGCGCTTGACGCGATCAGTTTGCAGTGCCTTCTGCAACTCCTCCTCCGAGTAAGTCTTGGCTTCGGTTTCTGGAGTAGTCCCTTCACTACCCTCAGGAGCCTTTTCAGCCGCGACTGAAGGGAGTCCTTCGGTTTGCTTGGTTTCGTCCATTTGTACCTCCTTAAATAATTAAAGCCCGCATATAGCAGGCTTCCAATAAAAAAGTCCGCATTAAGCGGACTCCTCGACCCTAAGTATCTGTTACTTTATTTCTTGCTTAGTTCAAATGGTAAGGGTTTGCCAAATACCCTTGACAATAGTGTTATAATTTAATTATGAAAGTTTCACTTAAAGGCATTATTTGGCTAGTTGCCTCTATTGTTCTTATAATAACTGGCATCTATCTACCCTGGGAATTCACCCTCGTTATTGGCAGTTTATTATTAGGTGCTTTCCTTGGATTTGCCTTCGGCTATTACTACCGCCGAGATGAAGAAATCAAAGACAGGAAAGATAAACAGACTGGTTAAAATAGCTCCTGAAATTGCTCCACTTCCGCCAACTCTTCCCAGGGGCTGGATGATTCCGTGCTTTCTCCTGAACCACATCTATCAGTGCCGTACGCTGGCTTGAGGCCCCTCAGACTCACAAGTGCAGCATCCAGTTCAGCATCCTTGCACCTTGCCTGAAGCCTTGCCGTAGCATTATCAGAGTCAATACTATCGTAGTAATCTAGTAGTTTCTCCTCTTCTACAGTGGGAATCTGGCCAAATTCTATCTCTTGATTTCCTAAGATGCCTTTCCAAACGTCATCATAATAATCCTGATGTTCGTTTAGAAATCGCTCCCTATCATAGCCAGCAACAGGCATTTGATAGTATTGGACATACAAAGGGATATAATCGTCGGGCATTTCGTAGTCCATAGCCTGCATCGTTAATTTGGCCGTCCAGTAATCCTTATTGGCCTCTAGGAATTCCTTGCGAGCCACATCGCCTTCGATGGCGTTGTACTCGGCTTCCTTATCTCGCCACTTCACCTGAAGCTGGTAATACTCGATCCCCTTGTAATCTTCCGTGCCTTCCCATCCCCACTGCTCCATCGCCCAGTTGGTAAACTCAGGGTGCTCAAGACGCCACAGCTTAGCCTCGGCAGTGTTGGAGCCAAACTCCTCCACAATCCTCCCGTATTCAACATTGAGCTCGGCTAGTTCGGCGCTGCCTCCAGCCTGGAAGACTTCCAGCCGATTCCTGTCATCTCTGAAGTCAGGGTGAGTATTTAGAAATTCAGTCCTTGCTGTAGCTCTCGCATTATCATCGGCGATATATTGTGGCGAATCATCATCCCCGAAGGCATCATACTGGTCAAATAAATGTCGATGCTTAACCTGTATTCTCAAAACATCAACATTGGCATCCTTTAAGGCTGACTCCTTCCAACCATAAGCATCTATGCCCCACTCATTAAATTCAGGATGCTCCAACCTGAATAGCTTAACTTCGGCAGAACTACTGCCGAACTCATCGGAGAGTCCCAGGTAGTCAAAATAATCATTAGCTAGATTCTCAGGCGGCAGCCAAGCTGTCAGATGCTCTAAAGGAACATTGTATTCTTTAGCCCATTTGACAACCTGATTGTAAGCCTCTCTAGTCTGTAGCCTGCCGGGAAAGCCCCAGAAGGCTAGCATGGCATCTTGCTGAGGGTGAGCGGTTCTCCATTCCTTACGCCAAACTTTCGTAAGCTCAGGGTGAGCTTCCAAGAAAGCATCCCGTTCTTTCTTAGTTTCTATCCCCGTGTATTCTTGCCAGAGGTTATAGTATTGACCTCTCCATGTCTGCAATACTTCGGGGTTATCTTCGGCGAATTGTGCCCTTTCCTCTCCTGTGAGGGTCTGGTAATGCAGCCAGGAGTCCCAATCCTCTGAATCCATAAGGTGAATAGGCTGATAAGGCAAGTCCTCAAATTCGGCTCGGACTGTTTCAGCCTCAAGGAATCCTGTAATAAAGGGCGAGTCGGCTTTATTAAACCGATTATCTCCCACTTGTTGTCTGATTTGCCTTAAAGCGGAAACAAAATCGGCGAAGTCATAAGCACTCCCGTCTTCCTCAATCTCGCCCAGCTTGGCAAGTTCGTTGTCTATCTCGTTTGTGATGTTCACCCTCTCAGGTAGCGCAAAACCCAGAAACTCATACCATGCTCCTTTCTTCTCATTGAGCTGATCTATGTAGTCCCGGCCTCCCTTTGTGGAATAAATGCCTCGCGTCAAGGCAGTCAGCCATTCGTCGGGGTCAACTTCAAATAGCTGCTTGCCCCTAGCATCAGCCCACTCTCCATGAATGAGAGATTGAACAGCATCAAGCATCCTGTTTATCTGCGTCCCGCCGAGAACATGATACCTAGTAGCCCACTGCCTCAAGTCTGTCCAGTTGTCATACTTGATGACATCGCTTATCGCACCCTTGAGGTCGTTGATATATTGAAGAGGCATGGGCAGATACCAGGGATTGTTAGAGTCCATCCCAGCTCCCATCAAGCTGAAGAAGGGAATAAACGAACTTAATCTCCAGGGTTTACGATTGATGAACTTGTCGGCCACCATGTTAATGACTATCATGGCAGCGAACCAGCGAAGAAGCATTGCTGTCCTATTACGGATAGTGGCTTGCCCTTCTGCTGATGTTGCCGTTATGGTTTCATAAGCACCAGCTTTACCTACCAATTTACGCACACCAACCAAGTTAATTTCCCTTACTGTGTTGAAAACCTCAAGGGAAAATGTCTGGAACGGGAAGAGTGTGCCAACCTCTTTATTCCGTAGAATACCCGGCAGGTTCTCAAGGTTATACATGGATTGCGTCTTAGCGCCACCTTCTGAGGCATATTCCCACAAGGCTCTTCCCTTATAGCCTAGTTTTTGCCCATGATGGTAAGCAGCCCTTATTGAAACACCAGTCAGGAAATTCTCAATCGCATTGGTCAGGAAATTGGTGATATTCTCCACTTTCTCAAGCGTGGACCCTTCCCATCTTAGGGATTTCTCTACCCTGGCCCCAATGTCCTGGTAGGCAATCTTCCCACCACGCCTGCCTTTAATAATCGAGGAGTATGCGTTTTGTCTCACTTGGCGATGGACTGAAGGAACCAACAGATAATCCAGCCCCCTGATTGTGTTTACCATTCCGTACCGAGTAGTTGTTAAAGCTATGGATGAAGTTTGAACAAAGACATTCCAGGTCCAGTTCAAGGGGAACACAGCCCTTGTAAGCTGTCGCCGCAGCCAAAACCCGAACTTCAGCGCAGGTCTGGGGATAATACGGCTAGCTGCTCTCGATATGCTCGGCGTTACCCCGGCGTATGCCTCGCTAATCCAATCTTCAATCAGTGCTGCCGAGGACTCATGTCCCATAGACCTTAAAGTAGCGGTGTGTATCTTGCCATTCTGCACGATGTTAGTCATAAAGAGGTCTTTGCCTGCCGTTACCGAGTAGTCATACATCAGTTGGACTAAATCTCGCTTCTTGAGATAGTCGGCTAGCCCGCCCTTGCGAGCCTCAGCCCGGGGATTAAACGGGGCATCAGGCTTAATATAGTCAGGCATAGGGACTGTCTGCATCATTACATCGGGTCGCTTGTTCCTCCCGAACAGCATTGCCCACAGGTTAGTATCTGTAACCCATTGCCGGTAGTTTCGGCGGTACAGGATTGTGTCCTGTTTCCGCTTTGCCCTAGCTCGATTCTGAATATCGAGCATATTGTCAAAGAAGTGTCTCGCTTCCCTGGCAAAGTCAATGATGTTCTGTTGAGTCTGTGAATCAAAACCCTCAATGAGTGCAGCAATCTCAGGAATCTCTCTCATCAATTCTTGAGCTGTCTGCATTGACTCCACCTGCCCGATGTATTCAACCACATCACCGGCAGCATCCCTTGCCTTTCCCATCTGAAACCCAGTCAAGCCATATTTCTCAGCCAGTTCGTGAACTTGGGCCTTTGACGTATCAACGAACTGGAGGTATGCCAAGTAAGTCCTCTGTGTCGGCCAGAGAATGTGCCGTTGAGCTGCACCAGCAAACCTCCCACCATCCACAGCCTGAAGAAGCCGGATCGTGTCCATCAGCATACCTGATGGCAGGCCGACATTCTGGAAGAAGGGATAATCGGCAAAGTCTGTAGAGACATAAAACCCGCTATCCCTTACTGCGGGTATTAGCTTGCCACCTTTAGTCTTACGCAGAGCCATCCCCAAATGAATAGCATCGTCAACGGTTAGCCTGTCGCCACCCTTGAGTTTCCGTACTAGCCCATCAAAGAAGTCAACGGCTTGTGTAAGCCTGGATATTTCGGACTCAATAACTGCCCGCTGCTCTGGTGAGCCATATTTTTGCTGGGTTAAGCGTGCAATATCTTTATTACCAAGGTTCTGAAGTTCTACCACTTCAGCGATATTCGCCCTAACCTCATCACTTAGGGCTTGAAGTTTCAGTTCATCATATTCGGGCATTCTGGAAATATAGCTGTCAATGGCCCCTTCCTGTAGATACGTTGTAGCAGCTACATCTAGCTCGTTGTTGGGAACTGCGTCATAGAACTCCCTTGCCACTTCAATGTTTCCTGCCTCTTCACTTTTGATATGGTCGGGATGGCGAACTGTATTGCGGGGATTGGGTTCAACGGCTTCGGCCTGAATCCTTGCCTCGGCATCTCGAACTAAAGATTTAAGCTCAGTAACCCTTCGCTCAGTTCTGGCTATTTGCTCTATCCGATTAACAAGCTCCTGCTCCCCCATGTGGAAGTGTTCAGCCAGTTCGTCAATTATGTATTCCCAGCGGACATTACCAGCCTTGTCAAAAGCACCACGCTTTAACTCCCTTCCCATCAATAGATATCTAGCCTTCTGTGGCGTTAAGGTTTCAGGCATTTTCCCTTCAACAAGCATTGAGGTTATCTTGTATTTGCGAGTAACCTTTTTGCCCTTCCTGGTATACGTCACCTCTTTGCCCGTATGTTTCGCCACCGGGTCAGCCCCTAACCATTCTTGAGCTGCATCTAATTCAGCCTGTAATTCATCAAGAGCAATACCAGCTTCAGGCGCCCCCCTCTCAGAAATCTCCCTCATTACGTCTATGCGAGGCTGCGAAGCTAATTCCCTGCTTATCGCATCAGCCTCACTACTGCTAAAAATCCCTTTCTCGCTCGCCCAGAAAGCAAATATCTTCTGTATCTCGGAGTTCTTTGACCATCGGAGGAGAGCAGATGTTTTGCCTATTTCCGTAAACTGGCTATTGATAAATCGGGCAAAGTCATAGACTGTATAGTTGCTAAAGTTCTCTTTGCCCGCCTTGAAACTCTCAAGCTGTGATCTAACATCCTGGGGTAATTTGTCGTAATTAAGCCCCAGTTCGCCTACTGTCATTTCCGTATCGGCGATATTGCCGATATTAAAGGTCGAGTTCTGCTTTGCCTGCTCGGATTCCTGAACCTCGTTGACAATCTTCTCAACTAATGCCTTGCCTTCCCCTGTTTTAGCAACGGCGTCCAACCCAGCCAATTCAGATGCCTTGAGTGATTTTCCCTCTTCTAAGGCATCAAACTTGGCTGTCTCAAAAACCTCAGTTAGCCCTGGAGTGAGATTCTCTTTCACACGGGTTTGAATTGTGGTAAAGACTTCACCGACTCCACCTAGCCCCACACCCATCACAAAGCCCAAGGACATCGCTTGCTGCATCTCTGCATCCAGTTTGATTTCTTCTCCTAGTGCTTGGCGAATAAAAATGTCCTGGAGGGCTTCCTCTCCCATCTCAGAGAGACCTACTGCCGTCAGCTTACCCGCAATCATGGCGTATCGGATAAGCTTGCCTCCTGTCTTAAATGGCGTGGGGGCAAAGGCCAAGAAGAACTCAGTAGCATCCATCCCACCAAGAGCCATATTCTTCTTAAACACGCTATCGGCGGCTTCGTTAGCGTCTTCACGCGAAAGCCCTTGTGTCAATGCCGTATCGTAAGCACTACCGGCCTCCAACGCACTCTCAAGGGGTCTTGACAACGCAGCAGCACCAATAGACCCTAGTATTGTCTTCCCTAAAGCTCCTAATCCTACCACACCTGCGACACCGGCCCCAGCATAGCCCCCTATTATCGCTGCCGGTATAAGAGCAAGAGTAAATGGTAAAGCCCTCGGTAATTGACCTGTCCAGAAATTAGAATGAAACACTCCTTTCCACTCTGCTGGAGGTACAACCAAGGAATATTCACCCGCCTCAGATATACTTTCACCTATCCCTTCCGCTCCTAACCATCTCATTGTTGTACCTGCTGTTCGAATTAAATCCCCCCATCCTGCTTCATATTTTGCCCAAAATGAGGGTTGATATTCCTCAGTAGTAATGAGCGACTCCCAATACCCATAATCTTGCGTATATTTTTGTATGTTATCTAAATGCCAGGCAGATTGTTCTTCTAAATTAACTCCTAGTTGCTTCAACTCTGATACGTTAAGCGTTAGATAAGTTTTGGGTAAAATACCTTCAGGAAGAGAATTAAGAATCTCCCGTTGGTATTCAGGGACTACATCACTGGCTATCAGTCCGCTTTTGATTTCTTCAATTAAACTAACCTGCGCCTTAATCGCAGTAGGGTCTGTAATCATTCCTATTAGTGGCCAACCTTCGGGTTTAATAGTAAAACCACGGAAAGGAGGCGCTGTATATTCAGTCTCAGGCATACCAAGAGTTTCGGGCGTTACCCATTCCACTCCCTCAATGCCCTCAAAGAGCATTGCTATATCCTCATCAGTGTAGGAAACCAGATTTCCCTCTTCGTCTTCATGTTTAAGACTTTTAAGTAAAGTAACCATCTCCTCAGTCGGCCCGATTTCCCTTATATCTGAAAGGAATCCTTCAGGGTCGCTCTGCATATACTCAATAACTTCGCTTATATCCTGCTCGGGAAATACAGCACCGAATACCTCTTCTGTTTCTAATTGTTGCCTCTCTCTTAAATTAACCCAGTCAGCAACCCCCAACTCCCCACCAGCAGCTTGATATTCCTGGTATTGTTCCCTGCCCGCTTCGGTCAAGTTTTCAACGGTTACTTTCGGCTGGTAAAACAATTCATCTGGGACAACCTCACCGCTAGGGTCGCTTAAAAGAGCCCGCATATCCGCTTCTGGGTATCTCTCACCAGATGGGGAAATGTAGTAATTATCTTCCGTGATCTCCCACTTCGTCGGCGAGATACGACTAAATGTTAGCTCCCCAGCCTCAGTAGGGGATATCTTCAGCATCCAGCCTTGATCGAGCTTCAACCCCATCTGCGCAGCCTCAGCAGCCGTAAAGAACAGGTCTTGATTGGGGAAGCTGGTCGCCAGCCTTCTTTGCTCAACAGCGCCTATAAGCTGAGGATACATTTCGCGTGTCTCAGCAAGCGAAGTACCGTATTGCTTCAGCAGGCGCTCGATCTCGAGTTGCTTCGCCTGTCCGTACTGCTGAAGTAGACTCCTGGGATCTAGACTAACGGCCATTCTGGTTCCTTGTTTTCCTTTCTCCCTCTCAGGAGTTGCAGGATGTTAGGCTTTTGCTCAGGTTGAGCCTGGCCTGGCTGCTCCTCTAGAGCCTCGACCATCATGTTATTAAGGTCGTCCAGTGTAAACTTGAAGTCTGGCTTACTCACTTTCAACCTCCGTGGCCCTGACCTCGGGCCTGGGTGTCTTCATGCCTCCTGCTCCACCACCTTTAGGAAATGCCGGTAACAGTTCTGTAGGAGATTCCTTCTCTTCTCTCTTGCCTTCCATCGGGCTCAGGCTGCCTAGATTCTGCCTCTGCTGGAGAATGGTCTTAATCCTTCTTGCCAGGATATAGGCCTCGATTTGCTCTTCCAGCTTCGGCCTATCCTTATCAATCAGGCTTCTTGCCCTCCGGTACAAGAACAAAACCTCGTCTGTCTGCTCGGCCTGCTGAGACTTGAGCTCCAGTTCCAGGCCGTCGGGGTCTTGTGCCTTCACAATCTCCCTCAAGATGTAGTTATCCGGCAGGAAGCCCCTGGCAGACTGTGCCATTGCCAGGTCGGCAGCCGATTGCTCCTTCGATAACAGGAAGAAGCGGTATTGAATCGAATACTCGCCCTCTAGATCGCCTGGAGTGTATGTGCGGTAGTCCCCTGGCTTCCCTATGTGTATCGTCTGCCCTAGCTGTATGCACTGGTCAATTATCATCTGCGAAAGCCGCTGGCGAAACGAGGCGATCATTGACAGTATGGGCGCAAAGATGTCGTTCCGCGCACCGATAAGGTTCAGGATTGCCACTGCCGATAAGGGAAAGGTCAGAGTCCCGTAATCCAGCGGCGTCAGCTCTCCCCTCTGTAGGCAGGTCTCTAGCATGGAGTACAGTAGCCTTGTGGCACTCTTGATGTCGTTGACCGGCAACTGCCGGAATCCGCCGCCTTTCTCTACGGGTATTACCACGTCCTCCTGATAGGGTGATTCCGCCGGCCTCTGGGCCGTCTGTGGATGCTCCACGTGCATCTCTAGCCCACCCTTCAGCGCCTTCCTGTTGAGTGTCTTGAGGATAGTGGCAACCTCGTTCTTTTCCTTCCATAGAGTACGATTCGGCCAAAAGATGCTCTCTCCGTCGTGTTTCGAAGCATCCTCGCTATTGAACATACAGCCGATAGGACACTTAGCGATGACAAACGGCGGGTATCCGTACCTGTTCTTCTCGTCCAACGCCACCGCCCTTTCAATGAAAACGACTTCCCTCTCCGAGTTCCAGAAGTCAATAACCTCGTTGCCTGTATCGTTGAGCCTCACTTGTAGGTCCGGGTACTCCCGTTGAATCTGTCTTTTTGTCCTATTGCAGATAGGCGCACCCCATATCATTCGGTCAACGCCCGTCTCCAGCGGAAACCACCTAGTATCCACCGGCACAATGTCGGGAATTATGCTGCCTTCGCCGTCCAGCTTGATGCATGAGCGGGCTCCTATCCTCCCTCGCACATTGGCCTGTTGGTTGATGAAGGCATCCAGGCTCGGAATACCACGCCCGGGAAGCCACTTGTCCACCATGTAGTCCATGTCCTCCAGAAACTCCTCGATCTTGGTCGTCTGCTTGTCGGTCATGTCCCTGCCTTCCACTACCGTCTGCCTCTCATAACTCCCAGTAATGGCGATAGCCTTCTTTGCGTACAGCAAGGGATCGTTCAGGGTGACATTGGAGACATCCTGCTCGTCCTTCCTGGCGTCCAGGGTCTTCATCTTGTACGCTTCCAGGAGATACAGTTTCTCGTCCTCGTCCATGCGGTCGAAGAGCGGCTGCATCTCCTTGATCTTGTCCTGGACCAGCTTATATTCTTCTCTCGATTCGTCTGACATAGTTCACTCCTATTTGTGGCCGTTCCTTGCCTTGAGCCAAGTCGTCAATTCCCTCAGCACTTCTGTGTGTGCCATCTGCACCTGATTACGTTCCTTTATTGCTGAGTTATAGGAGCCGAGCACTGCGGTCAGCCTATCTTCCATGAATTTCCTGTCCTGGCGCATCTGCACTACTAGGTCCTTGATTTGACTCGTCTGGCTATTGACCAGACGCCACATGACAGCAACCAACACTCCCGCTATGCCTCCAATACTGCTAATGTACTCGATCAGTCCCATAGTAACCTCCTAGTATTTCCAGACTGGCATTGAGCCAGGCAGTCCTGACAGCTTGTGAGTCGCCACTGCGTAACGCCTGGCATCCATGCCGTGACTCCAGGCATGAGTAGTCTTGTTGGTTAATTCCCCGGTCTGCCTATCCTTGAGATAGCGGAAGTTCCGTTGCTCCTTGATGCAATTCAGACTGTCCTTCGTCCAGTACTGGTAGAACTGGTTGACCTTCTGAATACCATACTCAACGCTCCCCTTGCCCTTGACTGCCTCGATCACATTGAACCCGAACTTCCGTAACTCTTCAGCACTCTTGGGCTCGTTGGGATCAGGGTAAACAGGTTCCTTCTTGACTCTCATCAGAGACAGCTTCCGTGCTATCTGGTCATTGGTGAGTCCCGACGCATCGTAGAACTGCTCCTGAGAATAGAGACTATCTCCCAGGATGACGTTCTTGACCAAGACCGTAGGATCCGCAGAAAAGCCGAAGTCCAGGCCGTAGAAGACCTCTCCGAGAGGTAATTGCTCCACCTGCTCGAAGTGAGGGTAAACTAGGCCCTCAATCTTTCCGATCAGCCCCAGGCCGTAGATGTTCCACCAGTTAGGGTCCTTGTCCCGGTATGACTCGATATCCGCCACCTTGTCAGCAGGGATAACGTCTATTGCATCGAGATATGTCGAGTGGTCGTAGGCATTGGCCTCTGGCTCCGTCCAGTTCTCATGCGCCCAGAACTCGCCCACAGGGTTCCAGTCCAGGATCGTGAATAGCTCCGTCCTGATGTCCAGGCCCCGGGCAGTCTCCCAAGGTATGTTGTTGGCCTCATTGATGAACAGGATATGACGGCGAGGGCCCCTGACCTTGCTGTCATCATCCGCGCCAAAGAACTGGACCCTTCCCTTCCAGTCTGGCCGCCTGTATATGTGATCCGTCTTGTTGTAGAACGGGCTGGTGTCCTTGTCCTCGTCCAGAATGTTGAAAAAGTCCCTGATACACCCTTGCTTGAGATGCGGCAGGGATTCAGCCACGACGCTGATATCAAGTGCGTTCTCGCTCTTCTCAGCTATGATCTGGAGCGCTTGAAGCGCTGAGTATGTCTTGCTGCTCCATGTCCCGCCCTCGAGCTTAATCCGTCTCTTGCCACTGTCCCATGCCTCCAGGATCGCCTGTAGAACTTTGGTCGTCTTAATATCCATTCGTTAGCTTTGAGGTCGGCAAAGATGCCTCATCCTTTCGCCGACGAAGTGCCATTTTGAAGCTAATCATCTTTCCCGTTCGTTACGTTTGGGGTCGGCAAACCGTCGGCAAGTAGCTTTGTCCTTTCGCCGGCCCGCTCGATAAGTTCCTTTGTCCTATCGTTTGCCACTATGATGTTGACCGTCCTGTTAACGTTGTTCTGTATGAACGAGTTAGCGGCTGCCTCAGAGTAGATCTTGTCCATCTTGTTCAAGAGGTCAATCGCCTGCAAGGGACTGTGCAGCTTGACCGCAGTGTGCACGGTAGGCTTTGAGCCGTCCTTGTCATACTCTGTCCTCGAGCGTATCTCCTGAATGGCCGCAGACATAGGCACGTCGGGACCCAGGTTCACCCAGGAACCATCCTGCCCTAGCTCCATGAAGTCAGTCAGCCGTGCCCTGGCGATCTCCGTCAGGCGCTCCTGGCGCTCCTGGACGCTCATGATGGCCTTGCTCTTAACCTCAGCACGAAGCTGGTCAAGGCGAGCCAGGATCTTATCTTTTTTTAAGTGGTTACAAGCTATCACGGCAGCCGAGGTCGGCGTGTAACCAGCCTGGATCGCTGCCTCTGTAGCGTTCCCCAGCTCAAAGTATTTGAGACAGAACATCTCCTGTCTTTGTGTCAATCGTGTTCTCATCGTAATTCCAAATTTTCTCTGAACGTAAATAGCTTTGTTTGAAGCTAGAAAATTCCAAAGTTGAAGCTAGGTCATAGCTAAATCATGGGGCTTGACAAGACTAGAGTGGGTTTGATAAGATTAGTGCAAAGGTCGAGCAAGCGCAAATCAAAGCAAAGGGGGTAAAGGAAATTGACACTGTTCACAATTCTCTGCCTGCTGCTAACAGTCGGGATAGCAGTAGGATTCGGGCAATACTTCACAAGTCATAGATTCTGAGTACAGACAAAAGGAGAGGAGAAAACACAATGACAATACCGTTGAATTACAAAGACATCAAGCAGGACTATACATTGAGGCTGGCAGAGTACCGAAGGGACCAAGAATCCCTACGCCAGAAAATCCAATCAACCTCAAAGAGGTTAGACAAGCTAAATGCTAAGTACAACAAAATGCCATATCCTCACTGGTTAGAGCATTACTTG